CTATCTTGCGTTTGTGGGGAGTGTCCCACCGTGGGACACTCCCCTAGGTTGGTCAGCGGTACGAGTCCAACAGTTCGTTGGCTGTTGAACCGCCGACCAAGGTCTCAGCCTCGTCGTCAAGGATGGCGCCGACGACGCCTGCCTTGCCTTCAAGCATGCCCCACAGACGCTCATCAACCGACGAGTCGCCATCAAGGGCACTGACCAAGATGTTGTTGGTGCACGGGCGTGTCTGCCCATACCGATGGAGCCGAGCCTCGGCTTGCTTGAGTGCGCTCGGTGTCCACGGCAATTCAACCGTGATCATCGTCGCACCTGAGGTCATCGTGAGTCCCTCGGACACCGCTTGGATGTTTCCGATCAACACACGGGCAGTGCCAGCCTGCCATTTGTCAACGGCATCCTGCTTCTGCTTGCCCGAGTCGTCGCCAGTCACGGAGACGATGGTGCGAGCATCCACACCCTCAGCGATCAGTGCCTCACGCAACTTCCAAGCCACCTCACGGTGGGCGGTGACAAGGAATACTTGCTCGCCCTCGTCTAAGAGGCTCACAGTGGCGTCTACGGCGGTGCTGACCTTGCCGAGACCAGCGATCTGTCGCAACTGCCCGAGCAGGACAATGGCGTGCGCCCTCTCATTGAGAGAGAAACGATCATCGTCACGCTTCTCCTGCAAGAACTCCTCAAGGTCTCGCACGGCTCGCTTGTAATCCGTGACAGCCTTGCCAGTCAATGCGACGGGCGTGATGTACCGAGAGAACTCGGGGAGGATGATGACATCCTCACGCTTGCGCCTGATCATGACCCACTGGGTGAGTTGCTCGTTCAACTCCTTGATGTTGCTGGCGCCATTGAATGTCGTGCCCCAGCCGTTGAAGACGGGGTCGCAGTAGCGAGTCTTGAAGCGACTCGCACCACCGAACCTCGGCAGGTGACCGAGGATGTTGAGCAGTGGGATTAACTCCACTGGTCGGGACAACATCGGCGTTCCCGAGAGCAACAAGATCGGAGCCTCGGGGTTGAGGTTCTTGGCAATGGTGACCATCGCCTTTGACCGACCCGAGTCCTCGCTCTTGGAGCGGTGCGCCTCGTCTTGAACCAAGCCAGCCCAAGCGTGCTTGGCGAGGACATTGACGGGCTTGGGCGTGCGCTGTTCACGGGTCTTGCCCTGACTGGCTCGTGCCCATGCATTGACTTGGGCGACAGGAGCCAGCGCCCAATACTGGACAACCGAGTCGGGGCAGATCACGATGTCGGCGTTGGGGACTGTTGAGGGCTTCTGCCCTGCGATGCGAGCCACCGAGCGGTGTGGGAGCGCCATCTTGATGGAGCGTTCCCAGTTGATCACGAGTGCTGGTGGGCACACGATCAAGGCAGGGTATGCGTTGAGTTCGTCAAGCGCCAGCAAGGCGCTGTAGGTCTTGCCGACTCCCATGTCGTCAGCGATGAGCAGGCGAGTGTGACCAGCCTTGACAACTTCACCGATGACCAACTGGTGGGGCATCGGCGTGATGGCGAGAGTGTGCTCTACGATGCCCTCAGGGGCGATGCGATTACTGAATGGGCGCAAGCCCGTGCTGACCTTGGCGACAGCCTCAGCGAGGATGTCATGGGCGTTGCGTGCGTTGGTGCGGTCACTGAGTGCCATGTGTGGCTCCTTTGGTTGTGGTGGTGTCACTATCAGACTAGCGGAGGGGGAGTGTCCCACGGTGGGACAACTCCCCCAATGTAATCAGGCTGGCGTGACCGTGTCAGACACAGTCGGCTCGCCAGCGATGATGTCTTGCTCACGGAAGACGCGAGCGATTTCTCGCTGTGCGCCCCACTTGGTGGTGGTGGTGCGAGTGAACCATTCGTTTCGGATTGGGTCAGCGAATGGGTTTGGGTGCACGATGTGCACTCGGCTGAACCACTTGCCGAAGCCCAGTCTGTAGATTTCTATCTCGTAGTGCTGTTGCTGTTTCATGTGTGTTTGCCTCCTCGGCGTTGTTGGTTGATATTAGGTCTAACGATTTGCTGACAGGGAAATGTGCACTGTCCCACGGTGGGACAGCACACACTGAAACTCACCAAGACGATGAGTACTCAAACTCCCAGCCCTTGCTGGGGATGAACTCGCTCAGGAGTTTCCACAGTTGATCTACGGTGTACCGCAGACCCTCTAGATACCACTCGTCGTAATTTGTGCCCCCGAAGAAGAAGCCCTCGGTGGTTGGGAGGTGTTCCTGAGCGTAGGCAACCCCACGCTCGGACACCCATTCACCATTGACTGTCTCGCCCCAAACAAACTCGCCCAGCACCTTGAGGCAGAGTTCGTGGAGGTTCCACAACTGGTCGTGGCTGACGGGGTACTTGGCACAGTTGTCTTCGCCACCCTGAACATTATCCACGAACCAGTTGTGAATGGCGTTGGCTTTGCGCCACTGTGCCACCGTGATGTCCACGGTGACATACGGGTGGTCGTCTCCGACGATCTCGGAGGCATCAACCGCCGAGATGATCTCGGCGTGCATACGGCGCTCGTAGTCCGTGCTCCACTGACCACCGCTGATGAACTTCTTGGCTGATAAAAACTGATCTAATCCCATGACGGGTTCTCCTTGTTGGTTGGTGGTTGAATTGCCGTAGACACCCTCCCCACTTTTGGCAGATCACTGATGATTTCTCATGGATGATCAGACCTAGTTGCCTTTACTCGCAACGGTGGGGAGGGTGCTTCGGGAGTTTGTTGTCCCGAAATCTTGAGGTTGGTTGGGGTGTCCCACCGTGGGACACCCCGAGGGGGTCATCCGAAGACGAGAGCACCGAGCACGATGTGCTGGAGCACCACATCGCTGGCGTCGGCGTCAAAGTCGTCGCTGTCCACGGCGACCAGCACGACATGCCATCCAGCCCTCTGCTCCTTGATGATGTCGTTGACGACATTCAAAGCGTGAGTCGGGCTGAAGGTCAACTTGACCAGCAGTGGCTCGCCAGTGGCGTCGTCGGTCTCGCCTGTTTCCATCTGACAGACGATAGTCCCGTCAATGTCGTGCAACTGGCGATACCAGTCGTAGGTTTCGGCTCCTGCGCCGACAAGGTGGTCAATGATGTCTTCCGCTGTTGCTTTCCATACTGTCTTCATGTTGCCTCCTCAGGCGTTGTGGTGGTTCACTATCAGATGTTTGTGGGGGAGTCAGTCGTTGACCAACACACCGTCATGGTCGCCGTAGGCATATGCGTCAACGACTCGGGCGCCGATCTCTCGGGCGACTTCCCGTGCCCATGCCTTGGCACGGGCGACAGCGACCTGAGGGTTGCTGGTGCGAACGAGGTCGGAGTGCTCGTGCTCTTCGCCATCGGGCGTGATGAGTGAGATGTGGATGGTGTAGTTCTTCATGCTGTTGCCTCCTCGGGCGTTGTGGTTCACTATCAGATGTTAAGGGGGAGTCAGTCGTTGAGAAAAATCCAAGAACCTTCAATGCCTTGAACTTTACAACCCGACTCGCAGATGTCGTAAGTGCCGAGCGTCGTCACGATGCGCCCATTGGCAACCGTTGCTCCGTTGGCGAGCAACCAATCTATGTGTGCGTGCGCTCTTGCGAGTGAACTTGTAGCCCTCGTTGCGTCGGCAGTAACATCGCTCCACCGATCAGGCGTGTAGGTAACTGCAATGTCACGGATTTGGATTTTGTTGCCACCGTTGCGAGCGTTCCGCAAAGCAAAGATCGTCACGCCTTTGTAGGTTGTGTGTTCTTTCATTGTGGTCTTCATGGTGTGCCTCCTCGGCGTTGGTGGTGGTTGATGGGGAGTGGGGTGAGTGTCCCACGGTGGGACACTCACCCCGAGGGGCGGTCAGGCTCCGATTTGAGTTGCCACCGTGACGCTGGCGACTCGCAAGACCGTCTTGGTCTCGTCGTCAGCAATCGGGGCGACATTGGCGCTCGCCTCAAGCAGTGCGACTGCGAGCAGTGCGAACACCTTGTGGTCGTCGGCGCCTGAGGCGACGAGGTTGGCAACGACTGGGGCAATCGCCTCAGCGCCATCTTCGGTCAGGTTGGCAATGATCTCGGCAAGGGTGAACGCCACCACTTCGTCGTCGGCGCTGTCTTCGGCGCCCTCGGTCTCGGCTTCAGCCTTGGCAGGCTTGTCAGCCTTTTTGGCTTCGCTCTTCTCAGCCTTGTTGATCTTGGCGAGCACCTCAAGTGCATCGGCGCTCTCATCCTTGATGAGGATGGCTCCTGCTTTGGCATAGCGAGCGAACGACGACTTGCTGATCTTCTTGCCAGCGGTCTTGGATGCTTGCTCAAGCGCACGGAACGAGACGCCAGCCTCGTTGGCATTGAACACGGCGATGCATGCCGAGCGCAAGGCAACCTTGGCGTCGGCAACTGCATCTTCGGACTTGATGGCTTCAGTCACTGCGATTGCCAACAGGTCGGCAGGCACTGCCTTGACTTCAACGACTGGCACTTCAACGACTGCGACTGGCTTGGCTTTGGGTGTGGTCTTCACTTTGGTGGTCTCCTTGTGGTTGGTGGTGGGGAAGTTGGTGTGGGCTGGCAAACCAGCGAGCAGATTGGCAAGTCCTACGGGGCGGTCAGTGGTCTTCATGTGGTGGTTCCTTTGGTTGCTACTGTCCCACGGTGGGACATGGTGGACAGGTGAGTTTGATCTCTACGCCCGAGGCGCCTGCCCGAATTGCGATTGATCATGTATGTCTCCAAGATCGGTGGAGTCACGCCCTACGCCTGCGTTGATTAGGCAACTGTTTACGAACGGCTCGCCAACCTTGGTGATTGCTAGTCACCGATACATCGTTTATTTTTAGGTATCCATCGGACTCTCCAACAGCGCACAGGTGGCGGTGCATATCGTTGGTCACTTGATCTTGGTGAAGTTTGCTCGTCGTATCGGCTCGGCGCTCGCCCTCATACTCACCAGCGTCGCTGGGGCGCATCTCGGTCATTCCTTGTGCGGACATCCGCTAGGAGTAACCATCACGGCGTGAGCCTGTGATGCTTGAGTGTTTGGGTTCACGCTCTGCTGAGTGTCTGTTACCAAGTCCCGAGGGACTGCTGAGTGCTTCTGCTTGGCACACCGCTTGTCAGGCTGGTGTGGTGGGCTGGCTCATTCTGCACAGACACCCGTTGATACTGGAGAAGCCCGAAATTGTTTGGGCGCTTCAGATCAGAGGTGTGGTCTCATGGGGTTCTGAGTCTACTTGTCGGTCAGAAGTTCAGGTTGCTTTCGCATTTCGTCTACCGCCGATGTGCTGGCGTTCCCACTAGGTGGGGCAGGACTACCTGTCGTTCTGATCGCCGTTCGGCTATTTGTCAAATTGTGTTGTGTTGTGGGAGTTGGTGAGAATGTCTCACCGACTCTTTTTTTACTTGCTCGTTTTCCTTACAAATGAATCATGACACATGACCCCCCGTTTCAAAAAATGTGTATCGCCGTTTTGGGACATAAGTGCTGGTCAGGGCACATAAAAAAACTTTATATTTATTTTCAAATAGGGGGTAAATGGGTCAATTCCCTGCTGTTTTGTGTGATCTCAGGGATATGGCTTGATTTGGTTAGAAATGGCTAAAAAGCCCAATGATTACAGGGTGGATGGGTACGCGGAGCGCGCCCTCATTTCTCGTCTGAGGGCTGATACAGGAGAGAATGAGTGGTAGGGGCAGAAGAGGGGGGGAGGCTGTCAGAGAGCGTTTAAATGGCGTTTGCCGAGCAAGGGTGCTGTGAGCAGGTGTTATGTCATAACAAGATTATGGCTGTGGATAAGGGGGGGTTACTTGGGGATACCTACCCCTATCCCCCAACCACCTCGCGACGCCCCGAGGTAGCCCCAAACCTAGAGGTTGTTGCATTTGCAACTACTTTGGAATGTGCCTCTACGCTGGGCATATGCGAGCAAAAGGCTCCAAAACCGCTCAAATGCTCAATGTTTGAGCGATTGAGCATGTTGTTGCAAATGCAACTACTTTGGAATTGACCCCACACGCTGGGGTTATGCGCGCCCCTCACAGCAAGCCACAGTCAGGTCACGGGGGAGAGAGGGGGCAGTCGCTCGGTGGGCGGTGGGGAGACCCCCCCATGGTTAAGTCGGCGCGCCGAGACGGTGGGGGGGTAGAGGCGAGGAGCCAAGCACTGCCCAACTGCCAAATAGCCCTATTCTGGTATAATTGCAATATGACACTTGGGCCGCAATTTAACATTGATTACCCATACCCACGACTTCGTGAGGCATATGCCAAACATTGGTCTAAAAACTACGCCCAAATGCTCCAAGGTGAGGGAGAAGTAGTATCCCCTGAAGAATTACATGAGGATGGCATGGACCAGGCCAAGATGCTGATGGAGAATGCGCTGTACGGTGACGACTATTCTAAAAAATTGCTGTACAAAGGCTTCCAAAATAGGCACTAAGGGGGTACTATGCCCAGATGGGGTACCCGTAATTCGCCCAAATAGCCCTATTCCACGAGGAGCGACCCGATAAATGGTAATTTCTCAGGGGAATGTAAACCAAAAGCCCTATTCGCTTAACATTCTCCCAAATAGCCTTATTCTGATGTAAAATAAGTACATGGCTCCTAAAATCGTATATCACGGCACTTTTGAGTCCCAACCACCGCATGAGTACAATCAAGACACCTTTCATGCAGGTACACGAAAGGCTGCAGAGGAACGCCTAGACGAGGCAGAGGAATCTGGTGGCATTGCCACCATGCATGCCTATGAGATATCCGATACTGCGCCTACTTCCCGCAGGAAAACTTGGGCAGACCCATACGCAAACAGCGATAATGTTGTCCCTGAGCATAAAACTAATCGTATTTACCCATACACAAATGAGGTGGAAGACAGTGGCTCTACTTCTTATGTTATTCCTAACCAATTTGTCGGCAGGCATGTAAAACACCTCGGCCCACAGTTCCAAGAACTGCGTGGGGAAGACGGAAAAACGATTGCCAATGCCATGTCCACCATGTTGGGCGGTAAATACTACGACAGAACCGCATATGAGCCTGCTGATGAGGAGTATGGTGATGGCATCTAAGATCGTATATCACGGCACCCTGAGTGAGGAAGCACCTCATGAGCATGGCTATCCCTTCCACGCTGGGACCCTACGCGCCGCTGATGACCGACTAGAAGACGAAATATCACACGGTGTTGACTGGAGTGAGGTGGGTAGGGGTGTTTCTTCTATCCATGCCTACGAAATCAGTGATGGCGCTCCCACATCTCGCAGGACATGGCAGGACCCCATGTTTGGTGAGGATGAAAATCAGTTAGTACCCGAGCATAAAGAGAACCGTATCTACCCATATAAGAATGATCGGGAGGATCGTGGCTCCACCTCTTATGTCATTCCTAGTCATTTTGTGGGTAAGCATGTAAAACACCTCGGTGTGCAGTTCCAGCAACTAGTCAACCCCTATGACGGTCGTGATACGGATGTCTTTAACGCCATGTCCACCATGTTGGGTGGTAAACGAGAATGAACCCAATGCGCCACATGAGTACCCAATTTCATGTTATTCATGAAAAAATGGGCAAGGGTTCACATAAGTTGACCCTATCTAACCCCGACAGTTCCCATTTGGCGACGGTCACATATGATCATCACAACGATCCGTTGATGGACCCAACATCGCGCATTGAGGTTGATTACCTAAAGAGTCACCGTGAGGGGCAGGGCCACGGTCAGGCACTCATGCAGCACCTGTATGACCGCTACCCCAAGTCATTTATTGACTGGGGACGCACTATCCACCCAGCCTCCACACATATGGCTGGAAAATTTGAGGATAAGTATTATGACCGAACTGCCTACGAGCCTGATGATGACGAATACATCTCGGGGACAGAGGGTATGTACTCAGGAAGACCTGGTGACTGATGGCTACTGCTAAACAACTTTGGAATCAAACATATGTACAAGGGATGTCAGAACATACCGAATCTTCTTTAGATACGGTATATAACCGTTTGTCACAGCGTCCCATCAAGTACCCAACCGACTGTGGTGTAATGTGTCGCCGTATACACAACCACCTTTCTACTATGGGTGTTAAGTCTCATATCCTGTCTGGACAATTTATTGGTGGGTATAACCATAATCCTGACAGTGTAGAACCACCACTTAGCCGTGAACACATATGGCTTAAAGTAGATAACAACATCATTGACCCAACTGCAAGTCAATACAACCACCATGTTGATGAGTTTAAACCAGAGCATTATAAAGAGTATGAGGCTGGTGACTGAATGAGACGACACCTCGGTAAGCAATTTACCAAATTAACTAGAAATCCTGGCGATAACCCCGAACAGTTGCAGATGTTCATGCGACCACATGAGATTCTGAGCAAACTCTACGGCTTTGCCGATGACACGCAGAACTACGATTTTGGTGACGATGAGGACTTTGGCGACCCCATCACCCCAAAAGATTACCCCGACAGTCAACTACACGAAGATAAACTTCAAGAGGCTAAAGATTCTGGGCTGCACGACAGTATTGAGACTGAAGGCATCAGGAACCACATCGTCCTACAAACAAGTCCACACACAACACAGTTCCGCATGGGTAATGGTCACCACCGACTCTCAGTCGCCTTAGACTTAGAGAGCAAGGGTCGTCAGGTACACATCCCAGTTATCCATGACAGTGACATAATGCATGACACCTACGATGAATACAAAACACGCTACGGGAGACCTAACCGCCCTGAATGGGACTGGGCTGAGTAAGGTATAATAAGTAAGCATTACCCGATAAGGAGCCTCTCATGGTTATGAAAAAAGCAATTGCAAAGCGTCCAGCACATATGTCCGAACAGTTCCAGCCTAAGGGTCGTTCTGAACTACCCCGCTTGAGTGCAGCCCTCGCCTCATACTTGGACGATTCGCGAGAGGAACACCAAGCAGAGTTTGGTGACGACGACGACTACGACGACCCGAACAACGGTCAGGCTGAAGAAGAATTCCGCATGGCGCACTCCATCGCAGAACCATACCGCAACGATAAAGGCTCAGACATTGAGGACTCCGTGGATCAGAATGATGCAGAGGAAATGCTTCTGAACTACCGTCAGCGCCGTGACTCAGGTCAGAACCAACCGTCCCAACGCGAAGACATCCGTACCGCTTACCAGTTATACCGCTAAGGAGATAATAATGGCCTCTAGAAAGAAATCTGACCCATATGATATTGGTGCCATGATACTTGGTGGCGTTAGGCAGGCACAGGGTATGATGCCACGCACCACACCCAGCCGTGCCAGTAGAGTCATCGCTGCGCCCCAAGAAGAGGAATACGACGATAGTTGTAGCACCTGCGGCGCTAACGACATGGACTGCGAATGCAGTGACGGATACATGCGGAGGGGACTCAGGTCCCTGTGACTCTTAATCCCAGGCAATTCACCACAGTTCTTGGTGAAAAACTAAAAGTAATGCGAAACCATCCTGACGCTGAAGATGAGGATTGGTTTCTTAGTCATAAGACTATGGATAACTATGGCATTGAAAGCGTGGATCGTGGACCCCGTGATGTGTCTGCGCCCTCTGGTGAGGCCATTGAGACTGCTGAAAGCCTCAGGCATGCCGTACAGATCATTCAACAGCACCGCTCACGCCAGCAACCTCCCGCTGAGCAGTAAAAATTCGCCGTTTAATCATGTCTGATGATAAATGCGATACCTCCACACAGTGTGTCTACTGCGGTGGTGAGATGCGTCCAGAGCATGCACACTATAAGTGTGTTGATTGTGGGCAGAGGGATGCCTGTTGTGAGGGCGTGTACTAACTATTTAAGGTAAAATAGGTTCTATGGTACAGAAACTAAACATGATTGATTGGTCTGAGTTAACGGACCGCAATGAAGTATCTGTCCATAAACACAGCCCCGCCTCTAAAGAGCAAGGCTTCCCGATCTTCTCAGTTGGTGGCAAAGTAAGAAATGCTGCTGGTGTACTAAAAGAGGGTGTGCTTGGTCATACCACCGCTGGTCAACTGGCCCAGCCGCACATTCAGTATGACAAGTTTCAATTAGAGCAAGCCATTAATAATAGTGGTTCTAAGACCCGCAATATGTTTCTTAAGGGCAGGCCAGTGGGAGACCTTGAGGGTGAAGACATCCCAGTTGAATTCCGTGGTAAGGGTGCCGTTATCTTAAATAATCAAAAAATCTTTGATATCCCCACTAGACCAGGACTCGTGCGCCTACGGGAGAAGGTTCCTAGTACTGGGAAGTATCAGATGGGTAAAGAATTTATGGGGACCCAAGTAATTGGACCAAACACAAATCTGCGATCACATGTATTTGCTGATGGCGTACGCTTCGGCGCCCACGGTGTGAGTGCCATTAGACCTAGGGAGGATCGCTGATGGGGTCTAACCGCCTACAGTACTTTAGGTACGCGTATGGCGTTTCTGGACCTTCTGGGATGCCATCTGACTACTCTAATATGAATCCTGATGCTTCCCATACTTATACTGCTGTTGATGAGAATGGAAAAGTGCATTCCACTGTAGATGTCAGCCATAGTGCAGGTCATTCATTTGCACAGATGAATATGAATGGTTCATATAATGACCATCCCGTTGCAGACAGTGGACAAACACAAGACGAAGGGTATGTACCATATGATGCCAGGAGCCACAGAGACGCTGAAGAAAACGAACAGTTAGTTATGTTTGGGATTAAGCACCACCCAGCGACCAGAAGAATAGAGGGTTTATACTCGCGCGACACACCAACTGGTAAAATTTCCGCTATGAATTTATTAGGAATGATAGATAATGCCTCAAGAGATACTACTAATCGTGGGGTACTACCATCAAATAGTCTTTCAGAATATAGTTTGCCATTAGTACAAAGATTAAAAGATAGCGGTGCTATTGATCGCAACATATCCATACCGAGTAATGGCAACAATGGTGTGACCTTTGATGACGCAGACTACCACCTAGATGCAATGCAGGGAAAACCAGTGCGACCAGGCGAGGTAAACATTACGCATCGCCTACCTCACGCCCGTACCCGTATCCGTGAGGCAATGGGGAGACCAGTACCAACTATTGAACCCAAAAATGAACAATTACAGTTAGAAGGTTTTGAATGACTAGGTATTCACGATACATCCCCGTTGATGATGCGGACAGGACATCTGACTACACCAGAAGTAATAACAACTTTGGTGGTATGGACTCTTATTTCGCGCATGATGACGATGGGAAAGCCATCGCTCTGGCTAAAATTGCCCATTATCCCTCCTATCAAACTACACATATGCGTACATACAACCCCGATACGGCTACAGAGACAGCCATTGCTGACGGGCAAAGGGCACATGCTTCCGAAGAAGATGGGTACGGTTCTTGGAATGAGGGCATGACGCGCCCCGCTAAATCTGGTGAACAAATGGTAATGTTTGGGCAGATGCACACAGCACCAAGATCAGAGGTGCATGAGTTGTACGCCCGCGACACACTCGCTGGTAAAACAGCCGCTATGACTTTAATGGGTATGGCTGATATTGCATCTACAACAACAACTGGTGAACACCTAAAGCCTTCCAGTAGCCTATCTACACATAGTATAGCGCTAGTTGATAAGTTACATCAGGCTGGTGCTATTGCTGACAAGGACATGCCAGAAAATATAGATAATAATGGTATTAGTTTTCATTATGCAAACAGGCAACTTGATGGGTATCCATACAACAACCAAATTAGACGCCAAGATTTAACTTCACGCATACCTCACGCCCGTGCCCGTATTCGTGAGGCAATGGGTAGGGGTCCTAAGGCTCAGGCTAGACCCGAGCAACTAAAGTTTGAGGGGTTTGAATGACTAGGTATTCTCGCGTCATTAATAATAGTTACCCCACATCAGACAAAGATAATAACCCACATCAGGATTATTTAGAATATTTAGCACATGATAGCCAAGGTGAGGCCATTGCAAAACTGGCTGTTCAACACCACCCAGAAATAAACGCTATTCAACAAACTGACTTCAAGACAGGAAAACCTGTGGTGGATACTGAGATGACACATACAGATACACCTGTTAATAGTAAAAACTGGGATAGCACTCCCTATACAAGACCTGCTGAATCTGGTGAACAGTTAGTTATGTTTGGGCATAGAAATGTCCCAGCAAAAAGAATAGCGTCCGTCTTGTATTCTAAAGACACACTCGCTGGTAAAGTTTCCGCTATGAACTTACTTGGTATGGCAGATAATGCATCTGTTGAGGCAACTGGTAAGAACTTAGTACCTGATGGTAATCTTTCCCCACATAGTGGTGGATTAGTTGACCGATTACGCGCAACAGGACATATCCCTGCTGAGGACATGCCTAGTCGTAGGTCATCAAATGATCAAAGTTTTTCAAATAGTGATGAGGTTTTAAGAAATAGATATATGAGTGGTTATTCAACCAACGCCGCAGAGAGTTTGGAAGATGTGTCTTCCCGAATACCTGCCGCCCGTACCCGTATACGGGACCTACTTGGAAGAACTAAAAAAGGTGAGGAACATACACAAATGAGTCTGTGGGATGACTGATAAAAGAATTCACCATTTTTACCACCTATACGCAGATGGAAAATGGCAGATGTGTGTAGTTGACCATATTCGCGCATTAGTGCAATACGGTCTATACGAGAACCTTGCTTCATTGAATATTGGTTTTGTGGGCACACCTCAAAACATTCTTATGGCTCAGGAATACCTTACTTTAAGAGGTTTGCATTACAATATTGCCGCAACCAGCCCAGATGGTTGGGAACAGGTAACTCTTGACCCGTTATATGAAATGGCTGTTAGAGACCCTGATGCATACTATGTGTATGCACATACCAAGGGAGCGGCTAACTTTGCACCTATTAATGAGGTATGGCGTAATGGTATGACGCGCTTTAATATCGTGAACTGGGAACGAGCCGTAGAGGTGCTAGACGAGGGCTTTACCACCGCTGGCTGTCACTACTACCCCATTAATTTTGATAATCCAAATCCATTTTGGGGTGGCAACTTCTGGTGGGCAACAGGCAAGCACATCAGCATGTTAGGTATCTGCGCTAAAGACCACCGCCATTGCGCTGAGGCATGGGTGGGCAGGATTAACGACGACCCGTATTATAGGCACTATGACTTATTCCCAATGGGTATTGGTACTACTACGCAGCCTTTTTAATTAGTGTTAACTGCATCAATGTAGATGTCACCATGATCTCGGTCAACAATGACATCCATACATTTCCAGTTAGTCTCAGCAAGTGCCTGACATAAGTCTTCTACATCCACATTGCCGTAAAACTCGTCAATTGGCATGCCTGGTGTACCAATAGCGGCATGGGGTTCTCTTGGATCGGTAGCACAGGTAATTAGAAGCGCACCCCCTGGAATAACGGCTTTACCTAAAGTAACCAAAACCTTACGGTAATCCTCAGGAGTGACATGCTCAAACACCTCTGTGCAGATTCCCATATCCCATTTGTCAGTTGGTTCCCAATTTGTGGCATCAGCCACAATATCTACCCCATCGCCACCAATATGATCAAGGGCCACATACTTAGAGTTAGGCCAGAGATCGCGGGGCGTACCATTAATATTTCTACCGCCAATATCAATAATGGATAAAGGTGCTATTTCTAATGACTTGTTGACTAAGAATGTCCAGGCTTCTGCGTGCATAAACATAGTATAATCATAATTATGAACGATATTACAAATATTAAAGCCATCAGCATGCGGATTCTGGCAGTATTTGCTGCCTCAGCACTTGGTGTGGTTGGAGCGGGCGCTATCGCGGGTGTACCCTTATGGAAGGCATGTCTTATGGCTGGTATCGGCGGTATGTCTACTGTTATTGAAGGACTTGCGCGGGCATACATTGACGATGGTAAGTTAGACGCTAAGGAAATCAATTCAGTGTTTGACAAGATTGAAAAGACTGAGTAAGGTGACCGTACTTGACGGTTTATCTTTTAGGTAAAAAGTAAGTAAAAAGTAATATAATAAAAACCACACAATTAGGAGCACAACATGAGTTCTAACCCTATCCGCGAACACCTTGAGCAAGAATATGCAGACTTGTTATTAATGGATGGTCTTGACGACGCCATTATTGGTGTCTCTCAGCGCATAAATGAGCCGATGCTTTCGGTCTACTCCTGGGAAAAGATCATTGAAATATTAATTAAGCGCGACGACATGGACTTTGAGGACGCAGTGGAGTTTATTGAGTTCAATATCCTTGGTGCTTGGGTTGGGGAAAAGACCCCAATTATTGTAATGCCACTTGATTGGTAAGTAACCCACGGTAGTGATATATCGTGTAAAATAAAACCATACCGAAAAACGGAGGTTTTATAATGACAACTAATCACAGAGGACAACCAACTGGTGCCCGACCATGGATGCATGGCGTTGAGGAACTGCGTGACAGCGCTCGTCGCGGTAACGCAAGAATGACTCATAATGACCGACGCCCTATGCAAGAACAAGAAGCCGTTGAAATGTCTAACATTCATGGCGTAGGCCCAGTTATTGGTGGTGACCCTGAGGGTCGCGGAGATGCTGCTGACCAGTGGTTGCAGGACAATGAGGACAATGAAGTGGCTTCACAGGTCGCGTCGGGTATGGGTCGTTCTTTCTAATGTCAGTAACCGATCACAGGGGAAAGAACACTGGCGCTCGCCCGTGGATGCATGCCGTTGAGAAACTGCGTGCGTCTTCGGGTCGTAAGCATAGGGAGACCTACGGCTACGATTCGGGTAACCCCTACATCGGTGGCAGTCAACCAACGGATAAAGACGAAAAATACTAGTTATACTTCTGTAACTTATGGTAATCACCTATGACATAAACACTCCATATATTGGAGATGTCCGTACTATCGCTATACGGCGAGCAAAATCTGAGGGTTGGAGAAATATAATGGTATTGAGTACTTACCCAGTTGGACCAAACTCATGGTCCGTAACCCTCACCGTTTCGCGTTAACACATGCTTGCATTCGGAGTATCAGAAGTTGTACAAGCCTCAATGGTCACCGCAGTTGGTGGAGTTATTATTGCACTTATTGCTCAATTTACTAAACAGAATGCCAAAGATCACTCTATCGTTACTTCTAAATTAGATCAGTTATCTGATAAGATTAGTGATACCCACACGGCAGTTACTGAAGTAAAAGTAGATGTAAAGTACCTGCGTGAGGACCAATATCGCTTAGAAGACCGTTTTAACAAACACTTGGAGGACTGAAATGAAAAATCAAATTGCTGACCAAACAGGTAAGGGTGCAGTTCTAGGACTCATCGCATATGCCTTTCGCGATACTCCTGAATTAGTCGTTATCCTTGTCCCAGCCGTATCTGCGGTACTTGCTTGGGCTTCTACTCTTATTGGTAATCCTAATATTGCCTCCTTCTTAGAAAAGAAGAAGTGAGACGGGCCGTATTTCGGCGCATCACACAATCACTACAGTGGGCTTTAATAGCCATCGCAATATTCCCAATACCGTCCGCTAAGGCTGACACAAACCCCATAATTACTGAACCAACTGACTTTTGGTTTTCTTATTCGGAACCAACACAGTTCCTGGCAAGAACATATCAATCTGAGGGCTTTCCCTCAGACCCCCAACTTTGGCTGTATAACAATGACACTGGTGTGTTATTAGTCACCAATGACGACTACTATGGTCTACAATCAAATATTGAAATAAACCTTGAAGCAGGGAACTATCGGTTACGAGCATCAACCTGCTGCTATCAACCTGATGTTTGGCGCAAATGGGATGATACATGGAACATTCAGTATGAGTTATCTTTTAACGGCAATCCTGTAAATACAACGACTACAATTCCCGAAACAACGACTACAACTGAGGTGACGACATCGCTACCAGCCGAAGTATCTACGACGACGACCCAAGCAGAATTGCCTACGACAACGCTACCAGAGGAACCGACATGGCCCCCAACTACGGAATCCACACCCCCGACGACGACAAGTACTACTACTGCCCCAACGACGACTGTGACTGTCACGGAGCCACCGACCCCTTCTACGGCTGTTCCCACAACAGTTGTTCCTGCTACTACGACGGTACCCCCAACGACGGTACCTGTAACTGTGCCTGCCACATCTACTGTTGTGGACACTGTGGTTCCTTCTACAACCCCCACGACAATCCAACCTGCGACGACTGTGGATGTCCCGCAGACCTCCGCACCCCCGACCATTATATCTGCACCCCCAACTGTTACATCTGCGCCCCCGATAACTACATCGGAACCTACAACAACCGTACCTGAAGTACCTACAACAGTTGTAGTAATACCTGATAACCCCACACCAGAAGAAATAAACCAATTAGCAGATGAACTGGTGTCATCAATTGAAGAGTTATCTGACGAAGAGATTACCAACCTAGTAGAATCTATTGATGTAAGCGCATTAACCGAGGAATCAATCTCCGCTGTCTTTAGCGAAGAAGTACTTAACGAACTATCTGATGACCAGGTAACAGAACTTATTGACGCAATTGTTCCAAATGAACTATCCGATGAACAGGCTTCGGCTATATCAGAAGCATTAACAGATGCCCCTGACGATGTAAAAGAAGAGTTCCAGGACCAGATCAATGTGTTTGGCGGACAATTTGATGGTTATGTGCCAACGGGATCAGTGGTCTCTGTAGCGGCACGGCGTGCAGTAGTCGCGGCAACAGCAGTCATATTTGCAATGCCAGCCCCAGTGACCCGAAGGAAGTAACCATGTTTAAGAAATTATGGAAAGAATCATCAGGATTAGCCTGGACCCTTGGCGGTACAGGGCTAGTTCTTATCACCCTGTCAGGATCAACTCGTGACCTTGGTGTAGTTATTTCAGTAGTATCATTACTATTTCATATGGCAGGAGTCTTTACGCCTGATGACGACGAATGAGGTAGCATTAGACCATGACGAATCGGGCCAAATACACACTTACTAAAGGTTTGCCATGGGAAAGGCTAGTCGTCGTCAAAGATAGCCGTACGCACCGCCTAGTAGCCGTATCTGAGGCCCGTGGGGCTGTTAAAACTAGTAATAACACGGTTAGTGAATTTGCTATTACACTTACTAATAAGGGTGAAATACTTATTTGCTTGACTGCCGAACAGACACGAGAATTACCAGTTGGCGATCTTGAGTTTGATGTTATTGCTACCTGTAACCGTTTGGTCTACTACTCAGGCCAAACACCAACAATTACCCAACCAGTTGTCCGTGGAATTATCTCAGTATCAGAATCGGATGACATTACACCTTCGGAGGACTCACAAGCGATGGAGATCAGGTTTAAACAATATGTGGACTTCCGTCGCACATTTACTTGGCGAGACTCTGCTAATGTCATCATCTCAGTCACAGACGCCTACATGCAGGCAAAGAACGCCGCTGGCACCACTGTCCTAGACCTACGCTGGTATGCCACTGTCCCTGCCGAGAATACAATCGTTGCCTTAACGGCTAACCGCCGTGGCTATATTGCTCCCGCCACTGGCGCTACCTTAGAAATTCACATTTCTGATAAAAACAGTATTCCCGCTGGTAATCATTCATTTGACTTGTTTGTGAAAGACTCCGCTGGGGACTGGGACAACCTCGCATCGGGAACCCTATTTGTTCAGGAAGCAGTGTCTACGCCCCCGACATGAGCACTGTAGAGATATCTAAGCCCGCTGGAAAGTTTATTACAGTTACGCAAACTAAAACAGACGCAGTGGTCACAGAACCCGCTGATCGTCTGTTGGAGATACACGATCCTGGTGTAGCAGGACCCCCTAATACCCTCGCAATTGGGACGGTAACAACAGGAGCAACTGGCGTAACCATTACTGGTACTGCTCCATCACAAGTTCTTAACTTTGTACTACCCGTTGGTGGAAATTACACGCATAACCAGTCAACAGCCTCTGCAACTTGGACAATAACTCATAATTTAAATTTCAGACCCGCAGTATCCGTAGTGGATAGCGGCGGTAACCATGTCATAGGTGATGTAAACTATGTATCAGTCAATGTTTTAACCATTTCATTTTCATCCCCATTTGGGGGTTCGGCCTACTTATCGTGAGGTATCATGTCTAAATTTCTAAATAATCTTGATCTCAATGGCAATGAGTTACGCAATGTTAAATTGCAAAACCTAGCCACGGCACCAGCAACCAGCGCATACGCAGGTGGTATCTACTACGATACTGTCAGTAATACGGTTCAGTTCCATAACGGAACAGCATGGGTAATCGTGTCGGTAGGTGCCTCAGGAACTTACCAACCAGCAGATGCTGACCTTACGGCTATTGCCGCGCTCACTGGTACATCAGGCTTCCTTAAGAGTAACGGTTCAGGAACTTGGACTATTGATACTGCTACTTATTTAACCTCTGGTACTGGTGTAACCACGGTTAACGGTTCTAGCGGTGCTATCTCTAATGTGGCCCTAACCACTAATACTTTGGCGCAATTTGCTGCTACTACATCTTCCCAGTTAGCAGGGGTAGTTTCAGATGAAACTGGTACTGGGGCATTGGTATTTGCTAACACGCCAACCTTTGTTAGCCCTATCCTTGGAACACCTACATCAGGAACATTGACTAACGCAACTGGTCTCCCAATTGGGACTGGTGTTTCGGGTCTAGGAACAGGCGTTGCCACCTTCTTGGCTACCCCTTCGTCAGCCAACTTGGCATCGGCTGTTACAGACGAAACTGGTACTGGAGTACTTGTTTTTGGTACTAGCCCCGCAATTACTACCTCTATTACTACTGGTAGTACTACTTTTGCCCTTGTTAACACAACTGCCACAACAGTTAACTTTGCTGGTGATGCAACCACCGTAAGTATTGGTGCTGCCACTGGTACCACTACTATCAATAACAACACCGTTGTTACGGGTAACTTGACGGTTAATGGTACAACTACCACCGTAAACAGCACAGTTGTAACTGTTGATGACATCTTAATTGAGTTGGGTGCGGTAACAACCCCAACAGATGTTACTGCTGAAGGTGGCGGAATTAACCTTCTTGGCCTAACCAATAAGACCCTTACATGGCTTGGCGCCAATACCGCATGGACATCCTCAGAAAACTTTGATCTTGTTACTGGTAAGGCTTACAAGATTAACGGAACTAATGTTTTATCAAGCACAACATTGGGATCAGGAGTAGTTTCCTCATCACTTACCTCAGTTGGCACAATCACCAGCGGTATTTGGACTGGCACAACTATTGCCATTGCTAATGGTGGTACTGGTGCATCTACTGCGGCAATTGCTAAGACTAACCTTGGTTTTACAACCAAGTACGCTGCTGACATTGGTGATGGCACCGCTACATCAATTACTGTTTCTCATGGACTTGCCTCAAGTGATGTTCAGGTCTATGTTTACGAAAAAGCCTCCCCATACGGACAGGTGTTCCCAGATGTTGCACATACCTCTTCATCTGTAGTAACTTTGGCGTTTGCAATAGCCCCAACATCAGCACAATACAGAGTCGTAGTTATTGGGTAATACCATAAAGGACAACAATGGCTAACTTTCTAAAGTCCCTCTTTGTTAAAGGGATTGAAATTGATCCTGCTGGGGCTACAAGTACCCAGGTATTGTCGTACAACGGCACCAAGTTTGTCCCAGCCGCTGCTAGTGGTGGTGGTGGTGGTGGTGGTGCTTCAACCCTAGATGACCTCACTGATGTCGTTATTACATCACCAGCAGAGTTCCAAACTCTTGAATATAATGGTACTAACTGGGTTAATACTTATGCATCAGTAGTTACATATGTCCGTAATGCTGAAGCAACCACCCTTACAACTGGTACTTGCGTCTATTTGTTTGGCGCAACAGGTGACCACGCCACAGTTAAACGAGCAGATCATAATAGTGATGCCACCTCATCCAAGACTATTGGTGTTGTTGGTGCAAACATTACTGCTAGCAATAATGGACCTATTGTTACCCGTGGCTATGTAGACGGTATTGACTTATCAACGGGGTACACCGCTGGAGATGTGCTGTGGTTGGGCGAGGCTGGTGCATTTACCACTACCAAGCCAACTGCTCCAGACCACTTGGTATTCATCGGTGTAGTAGTTCGTGCAACTAACAACGGCATTATCTATGTTGCTACCCAAAACGGTTACGAACTTGATGAACTTCACAATGTAAGTCTGCCCTCGCCTGCTTCTGGTGACTTTTTAAAGTACAACGGCTCATTATGGGTTGCTGATGCTATTGACCTTGGTACTGATACTACTGGTAACTACATGTCGGGCATTTCTGGAACAAGTCCTGTATCTGTGGCACATACTGCTGGTGAAGGTTCGTCGGCTACCGTTTCTCTGGCGGCAAACTACGGAGACACCCTTAATCCATACGCTTCCAAGACTGCAAACTATGTTTTAGCGGCTCCCACTGGCACTGCTGGAGTTCCTACATTTAGAGCAATTGTTGCTGCCGATATCCCTACACTTAATCAGAACACTACAGGTACTGCCGCTACTGTTACTGGTGCTGCCCAAACAGCAATTACTTCTGTAGGTACTTTAACTGGATTAACTGTTGCGGCTTCTAGTGGTACTGTTATGCAAATTACCAATACTGGTACAGGCAACTCTTTCCTTGTTGAAGACCAAGTTAATCCTGATTCGTCGCCCTTTGTTATTGACGCAAATGGTAATGTCGGCATTGGAAAAACAACTCCAGCAGTCTTATTGGATGTTAATGGTCAAGTCGTAATTCGTGGCGGAGCATTAACAGACGGTATTTCGCTTACTAGTAATGGTAATGGTAGTGGTAATTTTGTTGTCACTTTTCAACCCACTACTTTGACTGCTAGTCGTTTGGTAACTTTGCCTGATGTTGCTGGGACAATGCTTACCACAGGCAACTTGTCCAGCATTACTTCTGTAGGTACTTTAACTGGATTAACTGTTGATGGGTCCACTTCTCCGTCTTTAACTATTGGAAACGATACATATACTAATTATGGTGGCATTAGGGGTAACAAGGGTTATTTACTTGTAGGCAATGATGTTGCCGATCCTATAATGTATTTACGCACAAGCACAGCAGGCGTAGTTAGTATCGGAGCAAACAATAGCGACACGCTACAGGTTGGTAATGCAACTACAACATTAAATGGTACTTTGACTGCTACAGGTGGAATTACAGCATCGTATATAAAACTTAGTTCTTCTGCTTTAGACTCAACTACCAACTGGGGTTATACAGCACCTGGAAACATTAGAACATACTGCGCGTATGGAACAGGTATGGGTTGGTTGTCAAATGGTTCAACAGGACCTTCGGGGTTTACACCAAACGCTCATGCAACATTTATGGCGGGTGCTACCGTATCTGGAGATATTCGTTCCAACGCAATCAACACCACCTCCTACAGTACATCATCCGACTATCGCCTAAAAGAAAACATTACCGAAATTAACGATGCAATTGAGCGTATTAGGCGACTGCGACCCGTTAATTTTCAATTCAAAGACCCAAATAATGACATTTTCTATGATGGGTTTTTGGCACATGAGGTACAAGAAGTTATTGAATATGCTGTTGGCGGTGCAAAGGATGCTGTCACCGCAGACGGTGATATTATTCCGCAAATGATAGATATGTCAACGATGGTAGGGTTACTCACGGCGGGCATAAAAGAGTTAGACGCACGCTTAGCGCAGTTAGAAACAATCTAGTAATATTTTACAAACCAAACAACAAGGAGAATAGTAATGTCCAATGTACAAATAGATATCAATAAGGTAATTGAAAGCCTTACCTCTACCATCTCACAGCAGGCCCAGCGTATAGCAGTCTTAGAGGCTACAATTGACGCTATTCAGAAGGGACAAGACAGTGCCGAGGAACGACTTAATACAAGTACGGAGTGACACCTCCTCTAACTGGACCTCAGTAAACCCTACTCTCGCCACTGGTGAGATAGGGTTTGAGAGCAATACTGGTAAGTTCAAAATAGGTACTGGCTCTACCGTGTGGTCTAGTCTTCCCTATACTTCTGACACAGCGGGTAGTGCTACAACAGCGGGTAGTGCTACAACAGCGGGTAGTGCTACAACAGCGGGTACTGTCACAACTGCTGCTCAACCAGCAATTACTTCTGCCGTAAACCTTACTTCTGTAGGTACGCTCTCGGCTTTAGATGTTACGGGTGTCTTTGAAGTAAGCCCCACAAACCACACCTTATTCGTTAGTGGAAACCGTGTCGGTATTCGTAACGCTGCCCCCACAACCCCACTTGATGTTACTGGAACTGTAACTGCAACCTTATTTAGCGGATCAGGGGCAAGCCTCACTTCTATTCCCAACTCTGCCACTACCGCTACTTCTTCAAATGTGTCACCATACGGCACAATAGTTGCCCGCAATTCAAGCGGAGATTTTAGTGCAGGAACAATTACCGCTTCGTTGTCGGGTAATGCTACATCGGCGGGTTCTGTACCTGCAAGTGGTATAACAGGTCAGACTGGTATGTGGACAAGTGCTAACAGGCCAGGACCTCATCGTTTGTACAGAAACGATGGTGACTCTGATTATAATGTTCAGACATACTTTACGGCGGGTTCTAAATGGCGCTTATACGGGTACAACGGTGCCACTCCACATGCGGATACACATGTTGGTTATGCAGATAGGGCGGATACGGCAGATTCTTGGACTACTGCCCGAACAATTTCCCTTACTAACGATATAACTGGGTCAGATTCTATTAATGGTTCTGGGAACATTTCTATAAGCGCTACAATTGGTAATGGGAAAATTACTGCTGCAATGATTGCTACTAATGCAGTTACTGCTAGTAAGATTGCCAGCGGCGCAATAACAAATAGCGAAGTTAGCGGTACTGCTGCTATTGCGCTGTCCAAGTTAGCAACTACGGGAACACTACAGGCGGATTACCTTATAGGTAATGGTACATATGTATCAGGACTTAGCGCCTCCGCTCTAACTTCTGGTACTGTTCCTTCAGCACGCATCAGCGGTGGTTACAACGGAATTACTGATGTTGGAACATTAACAAGTGGTCTTAGTGTGACAGGAGCAATTAATGCTTCTAGTGCTATAACTATTACTGGCGCAGGTGAAGAGTTTAGAGCAGTTGGGCCTAGCACAGGTTCAGGGTACGCCGCAGAATGGGTTGGGATTGGGTCATATTGGTATCTTTACAGAGACACCTCAACGCGCGTTGATAAAGAGAATATACAACCATTAAATGGGATAATTAATCCAAGCATGATTGACGATATTGCTATCAGTTTATGGAACAGAAAAACTGCCGTTGGCATCCCAGAAATTGGTCCAATGGCAGAAGATATGGATGATATTTCACCATTCTTATCAACACGAGGATTGGATTGGGATGAGAACGGCGAACCCTTTGCAACTCCACCAAATGGTATTAACCAGAAAGCATGGCTGAGTCTGTTAACAATAGGTATGCAAGACATTCGGCAACGGTTAGCAAAGTTAGAGAACCCAGATGTTTAGTCCAGGCGGTAAAGTTTATCGGGCTATTGTTAAATCGTCTAATAGCACCACTGGCGAGATTTATGTGTCATTACCTCATGTTATGGGTGAAACTAGTTATTTACCACTTTCTTATGTAGATCGTAAGGCAATTAATGGCGTCTGGTCCGTACCCACTCCTGGTGATATGCTTATTGTTACAAGCGACGACGACCAGTTTTCTAATGTATTCTGGTTAAAGACAACTACTGGCACACACGGTGGGTCAGCCTAAAGGAGACATTCATGAATTATCCATTTATTCAATTGGTAGTACCAACACCTCTCAAGCAGTTTAAAAATGGGCAACTGCCAGCCAATGTGTTAGCACCAGTCGCTACTGGCGGCAAGATGTACTCTGAGGCAGCAAAGCACTTTAACGCTCTGTACGCCGCCGCTAAAACTGCTGGCTTCAAACTAAGAAATGTCGGTGATTACCGTTCATTTGATAGCCAAGTGGCTATGTTTAATGATCGCTATGTGCTCACTGATCAAGGCGCAGGAGTTACCCGACAGTATCAAGGTAAGACTTGGTACTTGAAGAAGGGTAAGGCTCCATCGGCAGCACCAGACCCAACAGGACTCAAGGGTTCTAACCACGGTTGGGGACTCGCAATGGACCTTGGTTATGAGAATGCTGGAAAACTTACATCTATGGGTGGAAAGTGCTTAGAGTGGATGTGTGCCAATGCGCCCACATATGGCTTCTACCTACAAGGTTCTGACCCTAAGTCCAAGGAGTTTGAGGCATGGCACTGGCAGTACGCCTTAGGTGATAAGACCCCAAGTGAGGCACCAGCACCAGCACCCCTACTTAAGTTTGACTATCCAGGAACACCCGTTAAGCAGGGTGCAAAGGGTGATGTGGTTAAGTTGGTACAGGCAATTCTTGGCGTAGCAACCACTGGTGAGTTTGACGCTAAGACCCATGAACTTGTCCGCACATGGCAGAAGTCTAAGGGACTTACCTACGATGGTGTCGTTGATCAAGCGACATGGAAAACCATGTTCGGCTGATAAATAGTGGCATCAAGAAAACCAGGACTGGGTCCCGCCGCACAAGGGGTATGGGACAGATTAGAACAAGGTAAAAAAGACGGTGGCTCTACGGGTCGTATTGACCCGACCACGGGCGCCCGTCTCCCACCCACAAACCTCTATGCGGGTATAAATGAAGTCATACCTAGCGGTGATGACTTTGGCGTCTATTGGGTACAGCCCGTAGACCAGTACTACATGGGTCCGACTAAGAGTTCCTGCGTCGTTGCCCATGTCTTTATACCAGTCTCCACGCGTGATGAGGCATCACAAAATGAAATGTCTGTCACTAACAGCAAGGGATCACAAACATTTGAAGAAAATGTTGATGAAGGTTTAAGCGTCCTCTCTAAACAATTCTCTAAAATACGCAAGACTGACCGAACTAACCTAGGTAACTCTCACATTATCTTTGGTTATGCATATGTGATGTTCCGTAACCGCGCTGGTGCTACCAGCGGTGTCTATAAATACGGACCAATGACATTGGATGTTTACCGCAGTTACCGTGAGTACAGTTCTAAAGGTAAGGGCATTAAACAAATTCTTGAGCCATTTGGTTACAGTAAGAGTAATTGGCCCGTCTAACAATAAGGAATTACAATGAGAGCATTTCTAGCCATTTCAGTATGGCTGGCATCAGTTGTTTGGTTAGTCATAAATCTGTATCACATGGACTCAATGATTATCACAGCGTTAATTATTAACGGTATATTGTCATACTTACTGTTCAGAGATACCCTGAATGCTGTCCAAGCGGTGGGACCCGTGTACTGGATATACAGGGATATAGTGCACCCTAATACGCCGCTCATTGCTTGGGGATACATGCGCCAGACATCTGCTCCTTGGCGCGTTGGTAAGGGGATACAAATAAAAGTTAGGAAACATACCTTTCAAATTGGTATTTCTAGGGTAGGTTTTAAGATGTCTGATGAAGAGGGCCTGATGAGCGCTGTTCAGGGTCGTTACCTTAAACTTAAGGCAAATGAAATTGGAGACTGGAAATGATTAGACGCAAACCTAAGACTGATCTCCCAAAGATTGCCCGACTTCAAAAGATGTCTAAGGGTGAACTAGCCACATGGGGAGAGCAATGCCTAATCTATTCCTGTCAGGCATTTGATAACTGGCGCTACCGAGATGGCTCTAATGCTGAGGTGCTACAAGCGGCGGAAGCGTTTCATGAGATATTAAAAGAAATTGCCTCCAGAGATATTAGTAAGTAATACCGCCTTGCTTTTTGTTTTATACTTACTCTTATGAGTGATGCATCAAATGACGATAGTTCCGAAGAAAACGACGATATCGGTGACTATCAGCAGGACGAACTAGACGAAACATCCACTGAATTCGTTGACCAACTGGTCATGAAGTTAATCGTTTTCACAGAGGAATTCTGTAATATCACCCTGTTCCCATATCAGGTCCCGATTGCTTATCGGATCATTGAATCTGTTGTTATTGGTGACGGTGAAGAACTAACTCTTATTGCTACCCGCCAGTCAGGTAAGTCTGAGGTTCTGTCTAATGTCATGGCATCCATGATGGTCATTCTCCCGCGCCTAGCAAAGGTCTACCCAACTTGGTTAGGTAAGTTTGAGAAGGGTTTTTGGTGCGGAGTATTTGCCCCCGTTGAGGATCAGGCTGACACCGTATTTGGTCGTATCGTTGGCAAGTTGACCAGCCAGCACGCCATGGACTTCCTGCTTGACCCTGAGATTGATGACAAGGCGTCATCAGGGGGCGCTCGCGGTAAGGGCCGCATTATTAGCCTCAAGAATTCAGGGTCACTCTGCCGTATGCAGACATGTAACCCTAAAGCAAAAATTGAGTCTAAGACCTACCATTTCGTGATGATTGACGAGGCCCAGGAAGCCGATGAGTATGTAATTGCAAAGTCAATTAAGCCAATGTTGGCATTCAATAACGGCTCAATTGTCCTTACTGGCACGGCTAGTAGGAATAAATCTTATTTCTATAAGATGATCCAGTTTAATAAGCGCCGAGATACAAACGCCAGACGGGGTCACAGGCAAGCACACTTTGAGTACGACTGGCGGGTGGCTTCTAAATATAACGATAACTACGGTAAGTTCATTTCTAAGGAAAAGACCCGTATTGGGGAAGACTCTGATGAGTTCCAAATGTCCTACTGCAACAAGTGGGTTTTGGAAAAGGGTATGTTTGTTACCGAGGAGCGCCTAGAGCGCCTCTACGACCCATCTATGGGCATTGTGAAGAAGTGGTGGCGTAGCCCCATTGTTATGGGTATAGATGTGGCGCGTACAAATGACTCCACCGTGGCTACCGCTGTATGGGTTGACTGGGATCACCCTGATGGTTTTGGCTTCTTTGAGCATCGCGTCCTTGACTGGCTAGAAATCAACAATGTTGAGTGGGAACAGCAATACTTTGAGATGATTGACTTTATCCGTAACTTTGATGTTTACCGAATTGGTGTGGACTCGCAGGGCGTGGGAGGGGCTGTCACCGAGCGCCTACAACTACTGCTCCCTGAGATTGAGGTTTTGGCTGTCTCGTCTGACGCCAAGACTCAGAACGAGCGTTGGGTCCATCTAACTGAATTAATGCAACGAGAGCAGTTAATTATCCCAGGACATTCCAAGGCTCGGCGCACCCGATCATGGAAGAAGTTTAACCAACAGATGTGCGACCTTGAAAAGATTTACCGTGGACCATACCTATTAGCCGCCGCCCCTGACGAAAAAGGTGCATTTGATGACTACCCAGATTCACTAGCAATTGCTTGCAGTATGACAGCATTAGAGGTAATGCCAATGGTTGAATCATTTAACTCTCCCTTCTATAGATAAACTATGGTACGATAAGTAGTACATAAACACCCCCTACTAGGAGGAATCCATAGATGGCAGTTGCACCTGTTCCCATGTTTCAAGAAAAAGGCACCCCAGTGTTTGAGCGTTCCTACGCCCCAAGCATTCCAGGTAACCGCGGACCTCTTCGCTTTGAAGAAGGTATTGCAACCGATACCGATGTCCCGTACGACTTCGGCGTTGGTGCTTACGAGGATACCGCTCCGTCGCCTTTGCGACAGAACCATAACAACCCTGAGATGTTCTACAAGTACGCTGAGGAAACGATGCGCGAGCGCGCCCACATTGGGTCGTCTTCGTGGATTGAAGCCCCAAGCGTTCTTGGTGAGTTTGTGCAGGGTTCAATGGCTGGAGATTACATCCCGCAATTTGAATACTCGTACAACACGGGTGGTCACATGAACCGCCCGAACCCCACTGTCGTTTACGACTGATCATGGGCGATGCCGAGAATTACTCGGTAACTGGCTCAGTACCGAGTAGCGCATTTGGGTCATCCCCCGAACTGTCTAGTTATCAGGCAGTTGCGGGGATGTTTCGTCGTGTCCAAAAAGGTAACGAACTAGTTACGGCACGCGCTGATGACTTTGGTCTTGTTACCAAGATTTCCAGCCCATATGTACCTAGCCCTCTTGGTGGTAAGGCAGCACTCAAGATGCCCCGCTATGCATCAGGTATGGGTGAATTCGTGCTTGACCCCATGCAGAACTTCAGGTCTGAGAAGTTAGACCTAGAGGGCCGTAAATACGGCAAATCTGTAATTGCTAACCCAGGTCAGAAGTTTGATTCTAATAAAGTGCGCCGTAAGGGTATAACTGCTTATAACCGCTATAAGGCTAATAAGCCTTCTTATATTGGTGGTCAATTTGGTCACGCCCTGTATACCCCAGGAAAGCCTAAGGTTCTGTGATGGCTAAGAAAAAAGAAGTAGCACCAGCATCAGAACCAAAGCGTCTGGCAACGCCAAAGCGTGATACTACCAATACAGAAAGTTTGGTTGATCCAGGATATATTGTCCCAAAAAAAGCCGTATCATACAGAGATTTTCCTGTTGAAGACAGGGAACATATTGATCGTTCAATGGCAGATGCTGGTATGAAAGCGTACGGTCATCCAATACGCATGGCTGATTCTGTAGCAAGTCGTGTGAATGCCATTCAAGCCGCAATTGGGCGCCTACCCGCAGGTTCATATACCCCTGAAGGTCATGATTGGTACACAGAGCATCAATCTGGCTATCGTGAGGTTGCTAACAGAACTGGCACACGCATTGGTAGCATCGTTGATGCCGCTGGTGTACTAAGTGTCAAGAATACACCAAAACAAGAAAGAATAGCCACTGAATCGGCGGGCCATATTGCTGGAAACCCAGATCGTATGGTAACAGTTACGCCTGGTATGGTTCCCCACATGGGTAACCCAGACATTGCCGCAGGGGAACACCGTATTGGTGATTTATCGGATGAAGGTGTTGCTCACCTTGGTTATGCTGAAAGTCAAGCGCTTAGAGACCAGTATGGTATACCGCAAGATAAGCCTGTACCTCTTGATAAAAGAGACCTTTCAAGAGAAGTTACTGGGGTAACTTTAAATTCAGCGGGCCGTAAGATTGCAACTAAGGCTGTGGCTGTTGTTCGCGGAAAAACATTTGATGAAGTAAATCAAGTAGGAGCAGTCCCTAAGACTCGTAATTTCTCACGAGCAATCCAACTCGCTAGTCCAGAAGAAAATGCTTTTAATAATGAAATATTCCGAAGAAGGGCACAAGCCCCAACATTTGTAGAAGGCAGTAGAAACGGTAGAAAAAATACATTTCATCAAAGTCATTTATGGTCCGCGGCTGAAGAAACTGGATTTGATCCATCAAAGTCTGATGAGGGAGTTGAAGATTACGCAATGAACCACCTCAGTGCTAAAGAAGCCGCCCGACAAGGGACTACAGGGGCAACCTCAAGAGAAGCACAAAATATTGTACAGCCTGCAAAAGGTACAAAGACCTTTGACAAATCGGTTAAAACTGAAGAAATTAAGCATGCATACAATGAAGAAGCCACCCGCCAATCCGCTGAGCATTTTAATTTTGATGATGAGCATATTACTCCCCGAGCCGCCCAAGCCATTGCATGGGTGGAAGAGCGGCGACATGTACTTGGCGAAGATGAGGAGTACAACGCAGCCCAAAAGCAACTTGCTAAGGACGCCAAAAAAGCAGCCAAAATAGCAAGTAAGTCACCAGTAGCAGAAGTCAAAGCACCGCCTACTCCTGAAGAAAGAGGACAACTTTCATTGTTCTAATTGTTATCGCAATAACAGTACTTTCTAGGCTCTGATAACCTTTCCTTCCCAGTAGAAGGAGACAGTATGCGCCCACAAGACGCCGCATTAATTACACATTATCTTAAGAGACTTGCACCCCGCGGCTACACAGAGGAACAGGAGGTGCTACGGTTAATCTTAGTTCTTGGAGCAATCCAGAAAATGTCACACAACAAGGAGCAAAACTTTGAGCGAGTTAAGTAACGAACTGCTCTCGCGTGGTCCAGTTAATTGGGGTTGTGGTATTGCCACCCTTAGAGACGAACTTCGCGGGGATGAGTTAACTGCACTAAACACAGCCTTAGAAAGAATTACAACTGATCCTGGTAAGGGTAGGTCTAAGGTGTATTCTTCTATGTGGTTAGCAAATGTATTAGTTAGACATGAACATCCAATCAGTAGAAGCACAATAGAACGACATATAAAGGGGAAGTGCAGTTGTGGCAAACCTTAGCGATGATTTAGGAACACCACCAGCGAAAGCAACATTAGGAAAGATTGCGGAACTTTTAAACCGTAATAACATTGATGTTGAAGAAGTTGGATCAATCAAGCGCGTATCCCTGTATCAGTCACTCACCAAGAATGATCTTGGTCAGGCTGAGATACATGACCTTATGGGTATCCAATTCAACCCTAAATGGGCTGATGGGCCTGATTGGCCCGTGGTACAGCCTGGTCCTTCAATCAAACTCCCAGTACGCAAAGTAACCCAAAGTAATGCAGATGGTTACAAAACAGCGGTTATCCTCCCCGACATGCAGATCGGTTACTACCGAAATGCTGACGGAAGTCTGGAACCCACCCATGACGAGGAGGCTCTCTCTATCTCCATGGCAATTATTAAGAAGTTGAATCCCGACAGAATCATCATGGTCGGTGACAACCTTGACTTTCCTGAGTTTGGTAAATACCGCCTCAGCCCAGCATACGCAGTTACTACTCAGGCGTCTATTGACCGTGCTACTACTTTGTGCGCGGAACTCCGTGCTACCGCACCAAACGCCATCATAGATTGGATTTCAGGTAACCATGAAGAACGCCTCGTTAACTTCATCTTGGACAATGCAAAGGTTTCGTTTGGCTTGCGTCGGGGCAATACACCAGACTCTTGGCCTTGCCTTAGTGTTCCTTATCTATGTCGTTTCAATGACTACGGGGTTAATTATGTGGCTGGCTACCCTGCTGGACAGGTATGGATTAACCAAAGGCTCAAAGTCATCCATGGAAACAAGGTTCGGTCTAACGGTTCAACCGCCCACGCCTACCTCAACGACAGCAAAGTCTCCGTTATCTACGGGCACATTCACCGTAGGGAATGGGCTGAAAGGTCACGCGAAGACTGGGATGGGGCAAAGACCATCATGGCGGCGTCCCCAGGGACACTAGCCCGCTGTGACGGTGCTGTACCCAGCACCAAGGGCGGTATAGACCTAGACGGGCGACCTATGACCATTGTGGAGGACTGGCAACAGGGTCTCGCTGTGGTTTCCTACGAGGAGGGAGAAGGCGCTTTTTGGTATGAACAGATACCTATCCATAATAGGACTGCTTTTTTCCGTGGTAAGGTTTACTGTCCCGAATGATTGAGGTAGCACATATGTCTGAAAGAGAAGAACTTAAAGCAGTTGTCGTCGTTTGGTCTGATGCTTTTGATGGACCTGGTGGTTGGGTTGACCCAGCCAAATATGCGCCATTTATTATTGACCCAATTACCATTGGTTTTGTCCTAGATGATGACGACGATGCTTCAAATGAGTATTTTACCTTTTACTCATCATATTATTATGACGAAGATGATGAACTTATGTGCTCAAATCCTATGCATATTCCTCGTGGTATGATTAAGTCCATTACTCCCGTAAAAATAAACCTAAAGAAGTAGGTACAACTAATGGGTTTACGCCGTAAAAACAGAGGTTCCCGAGCAGGCACTCGTCGTGGGGAACTACTTCCTCGTGAGATTGCACAGGCAGACCCATCTGGTTTTTCTTTGCGTACTTCTGGTAGGGGCGCAGGTAGGGTTGCCCGTAACATATTTTCCGTTGGTTATGCCCCTGATGCAGGTCGTGGGGCTGAGGTTACCATTGACCCTAGGGAACCATTCCATGCCCAAATGCAAAACTTTAACCGTCAGAATGCCCACCTCTTAGGTAGTCGTGCCGCCAATATGATTCAGGGTGGCTGGGTTAATGAGTATGATTCACTCTCTCAAGATGTATCCGTAGCACTACCAAGAACTGCTGGTGGTATGGAAGCCGCTATGCAAATTGGCGCCCAGAGTAAGCAAGACTCTATTGGTAATGTTGGACACAAGAAGTTTATTGGTGAAATTAAAATTAAACCTGACCTCTACCCAGGCGCTGGGGTGTGGCATGACACAGAGGGTATTGATCC